GATCCATTTCCTGAGGAGCTCAATGAACAGGCAAAGTATATCCAGACCTATGCATGCTTTGAAGCGTACACAGCCTACCAAAAGCTTCTGAAGTTGGGGTGTGGGCGCGAGCTTGCGCGCACTGTACTCCCAGTAAACCTCAATACCGAATTCTACTGGAAGATTAACCTACACAACCTCTTGCACTTTCTAAAGTTGCGGATGGATGTTCATGCCCAGAAGGAGATTCGGGATTATGCCAAGATGATCTGGGACATCATCGAGCCTATGGTACCAGTAACGTGTGAGGCGTTCAAAGACTTTCGTGTCGGTGCCATCACTCTGACTGCCCCAGAGCTTCATGCAATCATGGAGCGACGTGATACAGTTCCAGGTATTAGTGAGAATGTAGAGTTCCAGGAGAAAAAGAAGCGTATTTTTTTGTAGATGATTAGTAATGGATTACATGCAACTTGTTGGAAAAAGAGAGTACGCGAATCCTTTTGCTGCAGCTGCTGCAGGGGCGGCTGCAAAAGCAGCCGCAGAGGCGGCTGCAAAATCGGCTGCAGGAGCTGCAGCGACTGCTGCTGCCAAGTCGGCTGCGGGAGCTGCTGCGGGGTCGGCTGCCAAGACGGCTGCAGAGGCGGCTGCCAAGACGGCGGCAGAGGGTGCTGCAAAGGCGGCTGCAGGGGCGGCTGCCAAGACGGCTGCAGAGGGTGCTGCCAAGACGGCTGCAGAGGCGGCTGCCAAGACGGCTGCAGAGGGTGCTGCAAAGGCGGCTGCAGGGGCGGCTGCCAAGACGGCAGCTGAATCGGCTGCAAAGACTGCAGCAGAGGGTGCAGCAAAGACTGCAGCTGAATCGGCAGCCAAGACGGCTGCAGAGGCAGCAGCAAAGACTGCTGCGGAAGGTGTCGCGAAGACTGCTGCAGAGGGTGCAGCCAAGAGTGTAGGCAAGGAGACTGCCGCAAGTGTAGCCAAGAAGGCGGCTGAGTTTGCATCCAAGAATGCTGGCAAGATTATTGCGGGTTTGACCGCAGTGGGACTTGGTTTGTATGCGAAGGATAAGTTTAATGAGCTCAACGGTAAAAAGGTGGGTATAACCAAAACTGAGGCTGGCTCGACTGGAATCGGATTTGGCATCGGAGCCGACAAGAAGATTGTTCTGATGACATACGATCCTAAATTGAAGGTTCGTAAACAGGATAAGATTACGATTGTTGGGTCCAAGACAACACCCTCGATGGATGGTGAGTATGATGTCAAGGATACAAAGAGCGACACGCAGGTTGTAGTTGATGTAGGTAAGGATATTACTGCATACGCGCCAGGTGGTGATTTTACTCTGAAGACTACATTCGAGGCTCAGGTGTTGGGGACTATGGCTGACGCGGCTGGAGTTGCCGGTGAGGCTGCTGGTGAGGTGCTCGAGGCTGGTGGAGAGGCTGCCGGCAAGGGTTTCGAGGGTCTCATGAAGGGTCTTGGTATTTCTATGGATACAGTAAAATATGTCGGTATAGGTGTTGTTGTCATTTTCATTATATTCGTCATCCTGAAGTTGATGGCAAAGAAAAAGGCTGCTTAAGTCCACTCAGAGTCATTTGCCATTTGTGACATTTGTTGCCCCGATGGGATCAGATCTGTGAGTGGCGCAAGACCGAATGCCTGTGTGAATGGGCTTGATGCAATTGAAAATACTGCTGCAGAACTTGCTATTGCGAGTGGATCTCCACTCTTCACTGCGCTACCGAGCTGCATGGCTCGCTTGCCCAATGTAGAGTTCTTCACGTCATTCTCAGATGTACCTGGTACTGGAGCCTTGCGCTTGCGCATGGTCATATTAAGGGAAGGACCCTCGAGCTTGCGCAGATATACATCACTCTTTGTTACTGGACGCTGGTAAAGAGCTGCAGTGGCACCATTCTCAAATCCTGGTGGTGGGACGTGCTCACAAAGTGCCCCCTTAGGGCCTCCCACACCACGGAAACCGGAGGGGCAGGGTTTGGAGCATATACCCACGCTAGTCTCTGTCCGGCCATCATCGCACTTCATTCTGGACACACCAGCGCCTCGAGAGTATACATCACTCTTTGTTACTGGACGCTGGTAAAGAGCTGCAGTGGCACCATTCTCAAATCCTGGTGGTGGGATTTGCTCGCAAAGTGCCCCATTAGGGCCTCCCACACCGCGGAAGCCGGCGGGGCAGGGTTTGGAGCATATACCAATGGTAGTCTCTGTCCGGCCATCATCGCACCCCATACGAGATGCTGAGGTGCGCTTGTAGCGATCGCGAGAATAAGTCTTTGTGAATGTACGCCCAGCACCTCTGCTGTACTTATCTCGATTATATGTGTGTGCATCTCTGAAGCATGTGCAAGGATCATTACGGTATCCGGCGGGGCATGAATTTCCGCATTTTCCATTGTCTGAGCACTTTCCGTATGCGCATGCTCTGGCGCAGCATCCACCCTTGCCTCTCGAGTCTGATCCTCTCGTACAAGTGAGTGGAAAGGTGGTGTAACCAGAGTCGCAACCCTTCAGACATAGTGTCACACCATCAGACCCGTATCCAGGATTGCACTTTGGATAGCAGAATCCGACACCTAGACCAGTACCACGCTCTTCATTTGCGTCACACCCATCCTTGGCGCAGAAATCCACAGTTGTCTGTCTGTACCCAGCATCGCAATCCTTGTAGCACCACTCAGGAAGTCCAGGTGGGCTTGAATATCCAGGATTGCACTTCTTGTAGCAGATGAGTCCAAGGGTATCCTCATCAGCATTGCACTTGGGCTTGGTGGGAACCGGATCGCGACCCTGCTGCAATGGGCGAGTGCAAGACACAACATCCCCCGGTGTTGGCTTGTTAGTTCCTGGTGGGCACTGCTTTGCGCATGTTATACCACCTGAACCACCAGTGCGATCAGTTCCCGTGGGACAATCTTGAATACACCGAGTTATCCCATCCGACTTGTAGCCTGCCCTGCACTTGGGGTAGCACAAGAGACTTCCGGCCATTCCTAGTTCTTCGTCCGGGTTACACTTGGGCTTGGCTGGAACCGGATCGCGACCCACCTGCATTGGCCGGGTGCAAGACACAACATCCCCCGGTGTTGGCTTGTTAGTTCCTGCTGGGCAGTGCTTTGCGCATGTTATACCAGCTGGACCACCAGTGCGATCGGTCCCTGGTGGACACTCCTGAATACACTGAGATGCGCCATCCGACTTGTAGCCTGCCCTGCACTTGGCGTAACAGAATCCAACGCCTATTCCAGTACCCTTCTCTGTTGGCTCTTGGCACTTGTCTGAAAAGCAGAACAGGTTCATGTTTCCCATACCCTTGATCATACGCTGATTACGCTCTACAGCTCCAAATACATCAATCTTGTTGAGATCGCCAGCTGCAGCTTGAGCCTTGTCGATTATTTTGTTTGCTTGGCCAGCCAAGTATACTGAGGGATCGATGGTACCCGGTGGGCATGGATGATACATATTCTCAATGTCAAACACGTTCAAAATACCTCTAACGAATGTTCGTCCGAAGATGGATTCGGCAATGTCCTGCGCCTTGCCAATCTTGCAGTTCTTTGTGCCAGACTTTGTCAGGCAGTACTCCTCAGTCAGGTTGCAGGAACCAGTTGTCTCATTGTATGTGACACCCTTGCCCATATTTTCACAAGTGACGCGCATCAGGGATGGCCTAATCTCGCATTGATTTGTGGTTGTATTCCACTCTATGTACGATGGGTATTGTACGCTGAGGGGCCAATTCTTACAGAGTTTAGCTTCTGTATACCCACACTGCGTTTTACCAGGTCCAAGAGTTATCATTTTTCCTTTGTTTGCTGTGCACAGAACATCAATTGCCTTGTCAATCACCTTGTCCATCTCAATGTTGCTTGTGATGAATTCAACCATTGCATTACTGTCAAGTGCCAGTTCACCCTGGCGTGTCTGAGGCAGAGCCCTAAACTTCACCATTGCACCCTCGATGTACTCGTTGCCTGGAGCCTCCATCAGAGTGGTAATCTGAGTCCCCAGTGCAATCGAGTAGGCATTTGCACCTGATTCACCGAGCTTATCGAGGGGACCATACAACAGAGGATATCCAGACCCAATCTTTTCAATCTCCTCCTTGAAAATACTGTCAATCTCCTTCTTCTGGTTCATGAGATCATCTTTGCTCGTATAATCCTGGAACCCTCCCAAGTTCAGAGAGTCCATGTAGCCCAGAGTTGCGTTGAATATAAACTCTGCTGCAGCAACGATAGGGGCTGCTGGTCCAGCTGCTGCGGCAGTGGCACCCTTGGCCGCTAGACCTGTGCCTACAGTTGTCGCCGCCTTTGTTGCCGCCTTTGTTGTAGCCTTGGTGAGCAAACGTGTTCCAAGAGATGCCATGAGATTGTCAGCCGAGCTGAGTATACCCTTCAGAAGGGCCTTGCTCCCCATCTTTGTTGCACTCCGCGTAAGAACCTTTGAAGCAATCTTCTTCAAGAGTAAATTCAACACCTTGTCGGAAACCATGTTGGCTGCAATGGTTGCGTAAAATTGGGGGTCCTTGGCCAAATTAGCTGCTATGCTTGTAGCTTGACTCGCAGCGGAGGGGGTTGCGGTAGTAGTCTGTTTTGCTGGAGCTGCCGGTGCTCCAGGAGTAGTCTGTTTCGCGGGAGCTGCTGGCGGTGCTGGTGCCCCGGGAGCTGCGGGTGCTGCGGGTGCTGAGGGTGCTGCTGGTGCCGCTGGAGTAGTCTGTTTCGCTGGAGCTGCTGGTGCCCCTGGAGTTGCTGGCGCAGCCTGTTTTGCAGCTTCTTCGGCTGAAAAACTGAGATCGACAGCATCCTGAGCCTCAGACTTTACCTTAGCAGTATCGACTGGTTTAGGCTGCTGTTTCATATACATCCGAACCCCTATAGCTATTGCAGCTAGTAGGGTAAACAGCAGTAAGTACAAACTACCATCTGCCATCTAATGTATAAAGATATTTTTATAAAGTATGACATGGAGAAGTACCTGAAAGAACCTTCTGTGTGCCATGAGGAGATTTCAATAAAATATACTAATGATGGAATTAGCACCAATAGGATGAATTATGGATTCGAACCTACTAAAATGAATGATCTTCCTGCATTTTTGACTGAGAAGCTTGGAGTTGTCAGATATAATAAATTTTTGACTTATTTCAAGCGTGAGATTGAAGATCCTCGTACAGATGAATATATGATGATTGGTTATGATGGACATGACTATGAACTTTATGTAGAATACGAGAGTGAAGTAGTAGGTGAAATTAGATCCTATGATATTGGTAAGGATGCAGAGTTTATGTACTCTGTAATCGACCCTGACATTTACAGTAATGTGTACACGTATCTTGAGAATGCACTTCCTTACCCCATGTTCAATGAATTTTGTCGATTTTTACCGGTTCGTAAATGTGAAACTATTTACTCTAAGCTTTCTCCTTTGCATAAATGCATCTATCTGTTTCGTCCTAGAGTTTTCCCACAAGTCAAGTTTATCAAAGAATTGCTGATGAGTGCGGCTAAAGTTGTAAATGTGAAGAGCATCGACCTAGATGACAGTATGTATCTTTCTTTTGTTGCTATTGGTATTACTCGCGATGATACCCCAGAGCTCGCCTATTACTTTAGGCGGGAGAGATCTCAGCGGGTGGTGAAACCTGCTGTATATCAGTAGTTGTGTTTTCTGGAAGAACGTTTACAACTGGGCTTGGCACCTCTGCTGGGGCTGGGCCGGGGGGTTGCTCGTTCATTGGTGGGGCTGCATCAATAGCTTTCGCCTTCCACATTTCAAACTCTTTGTTGAGCTTGCTGTATTCGGCAGCCGTCTTCTGATCAAACTCACCCTCCTTCGATTCGTTCCCTGGTATAGATTTCAGAATTAACATCTCAGCCTCCATCTCACCGGCTGTCTTGTTGAACTCTGTTGAAAGCTCCTCAATATTCATTTCAGGTTTGTACTCTGCGGGCTTGTACGAGCTCTTGCTCTTGCGTCTGAAGATCATCCAGAGAAGAATCACAGCCAGAACAAGTCCTAAAGCCAATCTCCACATTTAATACACGGCAAGATTAAATGGAGGCCATAATAACGAAACCCTTTTTCGATGTTGGTGGTCGGAAGTACATCTGCCTGAGAATAAGCGAAAAAGTGATTCAGGTTAAGGTTCCATTCAGGTATAACCGGGTGATGTGCCGTGTGAACGGGCTGAGGCCCGTCCAGGACTTGGGCACTGGCGAGTATGTCACGGTGGTTATCGAGAATAGACGTTGGGACGGAGATGTGTTCCCAGTACTAAAAGAAATCAGCTGCTCTGATAAGTATGTTGAGTAGAACTGGGTACATTACAAAGGACCTGCCAGACATAAAAAAAGAGCTCACTGTAAGGCCAATCGAGAATGCGGTCGGAATTCGACCACCATCCTTCAAGGTTTTCAGATGTGACACCAAAGGGAATATGTGTGTACCAAGATATTACGGAACGGAACGATTTGGAAAACCAGTTGATAAGCGGCCAGAACCAGCACGAGCAACAATCAACTTTACCGGGAAGCTACGCGACCAGACGCGCCAGAATGAAGCTATGGATTGCTTCAGTCGGACGGAAAGTGGTGGGGTTCTTTCACTCCCTTGCGGGTTTGGAAAGACCACAGTTGCACTCGCGATTGCGGGAAGGCTGGGAGTTCGAACAATGATTGTTGTTCACAAAGAGTTTTTGGCTAATCAGTGGCGGGAGCGCATCAACCAGTTTTGCCCGGGCTCTACTGTAGGTATAGTGCAGGGTGATCGCTGCGAGCTTGAGTGCGACTTTGTAATTGCGATGATCCAGACTATGTGTCAGAGGGAGCATCCCATAGGGTCATTCGACTCTGTAGGTCTCCTCATTGTTGACGAGGCTCATCACATAGGTGCACCAGCCTTTTCCCAATTTATGTTCAAGCTCTGCCCCAAGTATACACTTGGTCTGACTGCAACCCCAGAGCGAAAGGATGGACTTACCCGTATCCTCTACTGGTTTCTAGGGGCTTCGTTCTTCACGGTGGAGCGTGAGAATCAGAAGCATGTCGAGGTTCGGAAGCTGTCATTCGACTGTGAAGAGTTCAATTCTGGTCCACCAATCAACCGCATAGGCAAGGTGTCACTTGTCGATATTGTCAACTTGCTGGTGGGCATTGAAAAGCGGAACAAGATGATTCTGGATACCGTGAAGGAGTGTCTGGCTGAAGATCGGAGGGTTCTGATTCTGACTGATCGCAGAGGTCACTGCTTCGAGATGCACGAGGCGCTGCCAGAGTCTGGCTTGTATATTGGTGGTATGAAGGAGAAGGATCTCGAAGAGTCGAGTCGCAAGAAGGTTATTATAGCCACCTTCAGCCAGGCTCACGAGGGTCTTGACATTCCATGCCTTGACACTGTGATATTGTCCACCCCTCACTCTGATGTGAAGCAGGCTGTCGGCCGTATCCTACGAGAGACCAAGGGGAAACAGAACCATCCAGTAATCTACGATATAGTAGATCATTGGAGTGTCCTCTTTGCGATGTGGCAAAAGAGACTGAACATGTATCGCGAGTCTGGTTTTGCATGTGAGAAGGAGCCTGAACAAAAGCTTCAGGGGTGTCTGTTTATTTGAATCCATCGATGATTGCCATGAAAAAAACTCCTATGACAAAAAACATTACTAGATAATTGCATTCCGTTACTTCACCAACTGGACCTGATTTGTGAAGCACCGGTTTGTATCTTGTGGGTGGCGGACTGAAGTCAACTGGTGCATATGATAGCATTTAAATTAGAGGAGATTTTTATAGCGTCACCTCCTTCTTTTTCTTGGTTGATCGCTTGCGGCCCACCGACTTGATTGTCACATCCTTCGTGTCTGATGTGATTGATACAATGTCGGACAGGTCATCGTCTGAAGGCAGCATCTGAGCTGGCTGAGTTTCGCGAACAACTGGGCGAGAGTTGGCTGGTGGCGGTGGCGCCATGAATCCAGTCATCAGAGAGCCGAGATCGATACCTGGGCCACGCATCTCGCGACGGCCATTCATGTCCCGGGGAGTTGGTGGGCGCTCACCCCCCTGAGAGTTCTGTGCGGCTGTTTTCTTGATCGCATCCATCATATTCTGAACCAGCTGAGGGTTGTTCTTGAGTGCGTCACCGCTCGAGATGCCCGCCTGCTTGAAGATGGACTTGCTCAGATGGAACATCATTGCTGAGCCACCCACCATCATCAGAAGCTTAATCTCTGGTGCAACCGCCACCTTGTTCTTGTATTTGGCGTGCAGCTCCTCAAAGACAGTGTCATAGTCATCCACATTCTCCATCATATTCTCGGACCATCCATCCAGCTCGATGTCGAATGGATCGTAGCGCTTGTTAAGAAACTCGAGGCCAGTCACGCAAGCGATCATCACCCGACGAGCCACCTTGACAGACTGATCAGTCTCAATCTGGTACATGATGCGCTTGTACTCGGTACGGATCTGCTCGATATCCGAGTAGGTGGAAAGCTTGCCGGATGTCTTGAATCCCTTCTTCTCGAGGCGTGCCAGCTTGTTCAGGAGGTCCGCCTTTTCATCCTCGATGGATGTGTAGCCCTCAGAAGGCTGGGGACCCATGGGCATCCCACCACCCATGCCCATACCTCCTCCACCCATGCCCATACCTCCTCCACCCATGCCCATACCGCCTCCACCCATATCAAACTCATCCTGGGGTGGCATGCCCCCGTCCCACTCCTCAGGGGGTGGTGGACCCCCGCCAGCTGAACGCTTGACTGGGTTCATGAAAGCATCCATCGAAGGATCCATCTCGCCATAGTCCTCCATCGGAGTCTGAGGCATGGTCATCATGGGTCGCATTGGGGGACGGTATGGCGGTGGCTTTCTCATCGGAGGCTTTCCGACAGGGATTGTGCGCTGGATGTCAATCTCATCCAGTAGAGCCCGCTCATTTGCATCGAGTTCCATCGTCAACCCAGTATCTTTAGTAACAACTACGTCAGCCATCTGACACTTTATAAGAAATGAAGCGACTGGCTTTAACGCAAAAATAATGTCGACTACTAACAAATGGCTTTGCTCAACCGTCTTCAACGTCAGACTGGTATGTACATTTTGATTGCTCTGCTGGCTCTTTGGCTCCTGTCCAAGATGATGGGTAAGAAGAGCTATCTGTATGACCAGCGCCGTCTGCGTCCAGTCGACCTGGCTGCCAAGTATACTCAGGAGGGTGACCTGTTCAGCCTGCCCTACAAGATGGAGTGCACCCCAGGCATGTTCTCCAGCACATCGGCAATGTCAATGGGTCTGACCCCAGGTGGCATCTGCGGCGACCAGGACATGATCCGTAAGCAGATGAGTGAGTACAGCATCGACAGCGGCATCGGCGGCGGACTGCTGGAGAAGTTTTAGATTCACATAGTAGATGGAGTATCTCCTGTATGTAGACTCCAGAAATCGAGACACCTCGTTGTACCCCTCCGGGAACAACTACGTTCTAAACTTGGTAACACCCATACGGAATGTATCACGTGTAGAACTCATGTTTGCAAAGGTCCCCAACACAATGTACAATCTTAACACCCCTAGATTCCTGACATATTCAAATGCGGTATCGTCATCCAATCTCTACTTGCCATCAGGCTTCTATTCCGCTGATCAGCTTTCGAACACTCTGACGGTTTCCAAGAATGTACCGACACTGACAACGAATGTACTGCCTGCGGAGGGGAAGCTTCTGTTCATTTCAACAGACTCCACCTTTTCACTGACCCCACTGACTGCAGAGGCAACCAGGCTGACGGGAATCACAGGAACTCTGAACTCGGCTGCAGCCTCCACCTTTCCAGAATATGCAAACAATACAGTTTTTAGCGGAAAGTACCTCATCAAGTCATCTAATGTTATCAACACAGCCACTAATGAGTTTGTTTTTCTGGATATCGAGGAGTTCAGGACCACTAGAACTCACGATGCTCGAAAGATTGTGACTGTCACATCCACAACACCCTCCGGGAATACTATCGTTCGGCAGACTACAGAGTCGCCAGGAGTCGAGCGAGTTTTTGCCATGTTCCCTATGGATGTGGATCCAGGCAAGTTCAAGGTGTATGACTCGAATTCTGACACGTATATGAGTGCCGACTTTCCTCAACGAGTCCCGAAAGTGGCCAAGCTGACTGTTCGGTGGCAGGATGCATCAGGTAATTTACTGGCATTCAATGGGCTTGAGCAAAACTCGTTCCTGCTCCGACTCATATGTGATGAGGTTCCAGTGACACTGGAGCGCCCGGAGGGTCTCCCTTCACCGGTTGACATTGACAAGGGTCCTGATCAGAGAAGGATGATTATCATTGCAGTTTGTGCAGTACTTCTCCTTGGTCTACTCGTAATTTCTTTCATGAAGAAGAGCACCTAGATGTCTTCGTTCCATACTGCTGTAACACCGACGAGTGGTGTTGCACCTGTTCCAAAGGCGGCGAATGAAACAGTTTCACCCGGGAAGATAGATATATCATATGGTGTCAAATCCACTACGGCTATCGAGGTTGCCGAAATAACAGTCGAAAATATCTGTTTTCCACCTGATATTGTTACGTATGATGTGGGAGCCTGGACATTACTGGATACACACGAGTTCCCTCCAGTAATTGTCACACCCTGATCAACACTTGTTCCATCTAATGGGACAAATACGGAAGGACCAACTGAGTAGTTTTTAATAAGCCGCAAGATGACAATCGTAGAAGTGTTTCCACCATTGATGGCGACAGACAATGATCGAAGGTGAACAAATGCTCGGTTAGCTATTCCATTAAGACTGGTTGCATTTCTAATGGCGAGAGCCGAGGTTAGAGTAGTATTTGGTATAGCTGTAAGATATGCATCTTCAGACTGGAGTGGCCCGAGAAAGGTTCTTATACCCTCTACAAATAGCGCAACCGACGCAGTTGAAACCTTGCAGACGGCTGTTGATGCAGCGCTATTGTATGATGCCATGATGAAATTCATAGATGGGTTGCGAAAGTTTGGTTGAGTTGCCGTATTTGCATTCTGAACAACATGTACAAGATTGAATCTACCAGTCTTCGAATTGAGTACATAAAAAAACATATTTCCGGCACCCAAATACTGGAATTTGATTTGGAAGACGTTGAGTTTTGTGGGATCTATAGTCTGACCAGAGGCTGTTCCGGCACCATTCTGCTTGTCTTTGTTCCATGTGGTTTGTGGATACCATGTATCAACTGAATGGCTTCTGTACAAGACACCGAATGATGTTCCGTTGAATCCAAAGAACAATCCATCAACTGTCCTATCTCCAATTCCAACCAGTTGAGTGTTCCCAGCCGCACCAGCTGTAAACATTCCAGTAAATCGCGCCTTGACACCTTGCCCAGCGCGATATCTCAGATATCTCACGGATGTCAGAGTCGCTGAGCTGCTCAGAGTAGCCGCAGTAGTGACATTCGCCATTCCGTTGAACCAGCCAACCTGACCACCATTTGCTAGTGTATTACTTACGAGGTTGTTGTTGATACCATATATAAAGTCCACTTGGCATGTTGGTGTATCTTGTGAAACATCTACAGCTCCAAATGCAGTTCGCGGCTCAACCATAGTAACAACAAGTGAATTGTCTCCGTTTGTTGCTACTTGCTCATATATACCACCCCCAAGTGTCTTACCCCAAACGAATGACCGAGTATCCACACAATCCGTGTAATCAGTCATAATTTCGGTAAGTCGGTTCGTCTTCACTGCGATGCGAGCCTGTGGATGGAAAATAGTCTGAATGGTGAATGAAGTCTGGGCATTCGAGTCATTTATGTACACTACTCGAAAGTACTGGCACGATGTTGTTGTATCGAGTGTGAAGCCGTTTGAAGTTGTACTATCCACTGGCGAAACCACGTTTGATATAGCTATCCAGTTGGATGGGGAACTAGTATTGGAAAATTGAACCATGATGTTACCTGTCGCGGTCGGTGGCTGAATATAGTAACTCACGCTGATTGATGCGTATTGGCTCACCTCCTCTGGTGTACCTGTAAATGTAGCACCACCCGCGAGAGGTGCAATTGTAGAGTTGGCTGGGGACACGAGCGAATTCAGAGCTGGTATGTATGTCATCTCTAATACATCTATATACTAAATTATACTCCAAACAGTCCCGGTCCACAGGATTTGGAGTGCCATATAGTTTCTATTCATTGTGATGGAGGCTGAGCCGTCACACAGATTTGGGCTCGTTGTTGAAATTGTAATTGCTGATGTACCCGCTGTTCCTGCTTCATCTTTTATGATGAAAGTCTTGCCTGCTGGGAGAGTTGACCCGAGTGGGAGTGTCACAGTTACACCTGCGCCATTCACCCCTATATATACATCTGTTGATAGAGCGCCATAGCTTGTAGATCTTCCAGTGACTATACCTCCAGTCACTGTGAGATTTGTGCAAATTATGTTACCTGTGACTGTGAGAGTAGTAAGACCTGTGATTCCGCTCAGAGTCGCCGTCCGACCAAATATGTTGGACGTCTGGACAGAGTTGGAGGTGATGCTGTCGAATGTGCTTATGCCAGGGATGGCGACATTCGAAGCCAGGGTTACTCTTCCGTACTGGTCGATCGTGACTTGGGCAACTGTCCCCGCATCACCGTACATACCCGGTGTCACACCACTCACTGGTAAACGCGCAGACAACAGAGTACCAGATGAAAGATTAGAGGCGTTGAGATTTGATAGACCAGCTCCATCACCACTAAACACAATCTGCCCTGTCGATACTACAATAGTAGACCCTTTGCAGCAGCCTCCGTTCGAAATGCTGTCAAACATCTTCTATATTACAAGTAGAAGATGTTTTACGTTCATGCAGATTCAACGAATCGTGACACGGTACAATATCCACACGGGAATTCTTATACGCTTCATCTTACAACTCCAGTACAGCAAATTACAGGTGTCGAACTTATAGCAGCCAAAGTCCCCAACTCAATTTACAACCTAACAAATGGGTCGAATATTCTGACCATAGACTCGAGTGTTAATATTTCGATACCGAATGGCTTTTACTCTGCTTGTGGACTTGCCTCGGCTCTGAGTCTAGCTTCCAACTTATCAGTCAACTTTTCACAGGATGAAGGCAAGCTGATATTTTCAAATGTTCTACCATTCACCATCCAGGCTCAGACGGATGAAATCTTGCGAATGACTGGACTCGCTCAGGGTGTACAAAGTTCGATTGTGGCATCAACCGATCCAGCTTACTTGTCTTATGGTTCACGGAGTATCATCAGATCTGTAAATGTGATGGATCTATCGACGAATGAGTTTGTATTTCTGGATATTGACGAGTTGAGGTCCGTCAGGATGATTGATTCCAAGTCTCTTGTGAGTGAGACGTATGCAGGAACAACCATTCGATCCACCTTTGGTATGATTCCTATGGATGTACCGTCTGGTGGGGTGAAAAACTTCAAGGAGCAGACAGACTACAAACTGTCCATCAAGTTTGATACACCCATCTCCAAGATTTCACGGCTCACGATTCGCTGGATTGACAAGGATGGTCAGCTCATTAACTTTCAGGGGTTTGAGAATAACGCATTTCTACTCAAATTCGAGGTGAACGAGCCCAAAGAGCCTCCACCAGAGCCAGAGCCCAATTTGACGGAGCTCGAGGTGAAGCGACTCGTCGAGTCTATGCTCCCCCCACCCATGCCCGCACCCAAGAGGAAGATTCCTCGCATCTTCCTATATCTCGTTATTATGGCTCTTTTGGGAATGGGTATCAAGGTGGTATTCTTCAAGAATAATGTAACAGTACAGTAGGCATGCCATATTCGGCGACATACAGCATAGGATATGGGATCGGTGTCACAGAATTGGTGGTAAAGTCGAATGTGTACTCATCGCAAGCTGCGCCCCTGACCAACTTTCTGGGAGGATCACTTTTGAAATCAACCCCAATCACGGTAACAAACTTTACATCGACTGGTAATTCGATCATCACCACAGGCAATATGACCATGACGGCACCCCCCAGTCAGACTGACTTTTATGGGGGGTTTACTGGTAACGTAATCAACTGTTCAGAAATCATAGGAGGTAACGTAATTGGCCAGGTTTTGTCTTTGAACAGCATCAATGTGGGCACAAACGTCATCACCACCGGTAACGTCATAGCTCTTGTTTCTATAGCCAATCGATCAAATGCATACACCAACCTCATCTCAGCCGCAAACATCTATACGGGGACATACATAGGAACGGTGACTGGCCAGTCAGTCTCAACCCTTGCATCCCTGACGGCTCTGTCCACTCTGACAGTGGGTGGGAATCTCATAGGTAATGTACTCACAACCGGTACAGTGACTGTTACTGGTCAAGTCACTGGAAATATACTTGCAGGCTCAAACACTATAACAGCCATTGCGCAAAGTGCAACCTTCAACCAGTCGGTGGGTGATATCAGAGTCTTGGGATCGAACGTAGCACCCTTCCGGACTGCTGTGGTGAATGCTGGTACACTGATTGGGAGTATGACTGGATTTTCAAACAACATCACCACTTCGGGTGACATAACAACTGGGCTAGGCTACATAGGAGCCTTCAGGGGTGATATTCTAGGGAGCGGCCAATTCATCACCAATGAGTATGTGGGCAAGGTGACTTCTTCAGTCCCTATTACTGCATCCACTGTGACTGGATCAGTGTCCGCCAACTCACTGACAGCCTACACAAACAATCTGTCTGGTGCTCAAATATCATCAAACACAGCGCTCATAGGAGAGATTAGATCGTATGCAAACTCAATCATTACTGGTGTAGTCACAGCCAGCCAGGTTTTTGTCGCAACCATGTCATTCACTGATCAGATTACAACATCTGGTAATGTCACCGCCACAACCCTCGTAGGATCCTTCACTGGATTGAACGTCATAACATCTGGAACCCTTACAAGTTCGGGTGGCAACCTTTTGGGGAGACTGATAGGTTCGAATGTTGTTACCCTGTCTGACTCGGTTGTATCAAACACAGTTACTGGTACTATAGTCACGTATGCGAATGTCATACCAGCCACAATAGTCACCTCTCCGAACATAACCGCGGACTCTATGGATACCTTTACAAACACCGTCACGGTTACACGAGTCTCTGGGAGCTTTGTCGGACCCGTCTCCACATCTGGAATTGATATATTCTCATCAGGTTCTGTAATTGCAAAAAACTTTATAGGGCTGGTCGATGCTGGGTCGAACAGTATCATCACAACTGGAATTGTTCTCACGCAAGAGGGAATTCAGGGTAGTATTAACACGTTTGCCAATAACATCTCTACACAGGGTCTCATTACTGGTACATTTTTTGGTAACTACAATGGGATTGGGCCAATCACGAGCAATGCAGCCATGACAGTCTCTGGGACTTCAAATCTCTTCACTTTGTCATCGACTGGAACCATCTTTGTTCAGGGTACCATTTCCGGTAACTACACAGGGGCGGTCCAGACATTCGGAAACAGCATCGTTTCAACCGGAGGTTTGAGTGGAAATCTCATATTCACCCGAGTCACCGCATTTCAAAACTCGATCATCAATGATGCGGGCATCTCGTACGGGAAGAATATGCTCAAGTCAAACTATGGGAATGTAGCAAGCTATGGAAACATAGCTCCTATTCAAACCTCTATTGCACACTACTATTCGAATGTAGTTTCCCGTCAACCCTGGTGGTCCACAAGCAGTTCACCTACAGTCTCATATGTGTACACCCAGGATCAGACTGGATACTCGTCATCTGTTCTCATGCCTGATGGCAGAGTTGTTCTGGTGCCAGGTGCATCAAAAAATATAGGTATTTTCGATACAAAGACAAGCATATTCTCGAATCTGATTCCAACAGGTCTGACGCCATCTGCAGCGGGGTGGGGGTGGAACTCTGGGGTTCTCCTCCCCAATAGCAATATTGCATTCATACCAGGAAGTAACAATCACATAGGCATATATAATCCTTATTTAAACACAATTAGTCTTGGTCCCTTGATTGTAACTAATGACGCGTTCCGTGGTGGTATCCTCCTACCAAACGGTAACGTTCTATGTATCCCATATAACACGTTCAGCTTTACAGAGTTTGACCCCAACAATCCCTCCAGAGTTTTGAGGAATTCAGCGATTGGTGGTCCAGGAAACTCCCCATATCAGTTTTCTGGTACTCTATTACCCAACGGAAATGTCATATGTGCACCCCACAGTGGTAATTTTGTACTGTATGACTATCGTCAAGCCTTACCAGCCATTTCTACAAATTTGAATACCGTCTTTCTTCAAAAGCATTCGGGATCTGTTCTCCTCCCGACTGGCAATGTTCTGTGTGTTCCTACAGCAAGCGGATATAGACTGGGTCAGGTGTCACCAGCAGGAGTTTACTCGAATACAGTGAGCAGTGTATCTGGTAATGGATCATACCAGAATGCATGCCTTCTCGGACATGGCAAGGTTTTGTTCGGTCCAGGAACTGGGACGAACATCGGAGTGTATGATATCTACGCGGACACTCTCACAAACATAGTAATAGAGTCCGGGTATGGTGGTATTACTGCACTCCCCGATGGCAGAGCAATTCTTGCACCCAATACATCTTTGTTTGGGGTGGCATTGGTAAGCGGTGTGACTCAGCTGAACGAGCACCTGAGCACGAGCTCATACTTTAATAAGTTCTAATAACAGGATGCCATATTCGGCACAATATTCACAAGAATGGGGTAATACATTGTACACATCAGGAGTTGGATACTTTCCAGAAGTGTACAGTGGGTCGGTGTATCCCATTTTGGTTCCAGGAGTAATGAGAGTATCGGATGACGTATTCACAAATGAGCTTGGTAGGGAAGGTGTATATCTGACTTCAGGTAGGATTGATGCTGGTGGAAACAACATCGCAGTACAGTCAGTCACGTCCATGCTCAACTCTTGCGTATACTCGAGTAATATCACTGGCGCGACTCTCAACCTTGATTCTGCATTCACAACTGCCAATCTGACTGGTACATTCGTCATCAGTAACAACGTCAATACCGGCACCAATCTTCTCACATCAACCTCTGATATCCTCATCAGCCAGAATGTCAATACAAATAATCTCATCAGTAACGTTACCCTTTATGCGAATAACATGATTGTGGCTCGTAATTTCCTTGCAGGTACCATAACTACAAACGTTTTTGCCTATCAGAATCTCATACAGACAACCCAGATCACCTGCCAGACTATGATAGGTGATGGTAGAATAGGGTCTAATAATGCGGCATTCGCAGGGGCTGGTGTGTTTGGTTCAGCCTTTGGAGCATTCATATTCAACGATAGTATTCGCGGAAACAACTTGACAGCTGGTGAGGTGAGACCTTTTTTCGTCGAGGGCTATGCCAACACATTCACAGTTGGGTTATCGCGGGGACCAATGCAAGGACAATTTAACGCAGGCTCGAACAGCGTAACAACAACAAGCGGACTGACTGGTCAGTTGGCGGTGGCAAATGCTCGAGTTGGGTCGAATAATGTTGTATCGGGTGGTAAGATCTTCGCGAACAACTTTATTGGCGGGATCATAGGGTCTAACACGGTGACGTCTCAGGGTGGTGTATCAACCAGTGGCGAATCTGTTGGGGCTGTCACCGCCTTTGCCAACAACATAAATGCAAATGGTACTTTTGCCGCGACTCTGTTTATAGGAGCTCTGACAAATTCAGGACTCGATGTGAGTGCCACAAATGTTTTTGCGCAAACCATCAATGCAACACAATTCAGAGGTGGGTCTAATCTGCTCACCATGACCGTACTATCATCTTCAATGTCCGGTACTATGAACTGTGGCTCAAACAATGTGACTCTATCGACCGGGAACGTCACGAGCCAGAGTTTTTACGGAAACGTATCGGCTGTGAATATGGTTGTCAGCAACGTATCATCATCTAACATAGTGGGTCGGATTATAGGGTCAAACATCATATCGGTTGACAACTTCAAGGCGTCTAAACTCATCGGTCGAGCAGAATCTGCGTCAAATATAGTTACAACAGGAGCTATATCCGCTCCACAGTTTCAGGGTGCACTGCAACTCTTTAACAACACCATGTCTGCAACTTCAGGTAACATCTTCGTGGGGACCCGTATCTTTTCTGCAGATGTTCAGGGGTATACCAATAGTTTTAGCGTAAAAGCTGTAGTTGCCGGAACGTTAGAGGGTGCGATCCTCGTCTATACAAACACTATTTCATCCACGTCTCTGTTTGCAGGTGGAAATATCATTGGTCCAATGAACTGTTTCACAAATACAATTACTACGTCTAATCTGTTTGCTAATACATACACTGGTCAATTCGTAGCAGCCAATGTATTTTCCGAATCCATCTTTTCAGCACTTTCAATCGGTCCAATCAATAATACCACTGGTATTCTCTCGACACAGGCTAACATCGTAGCAACTGACATGTTTGGTGGTATACTTGCTTACAACAACGTCATCTTCACGCAAAATACCTTGACATACGCATTCGACCAAACTGATATGGGTATCTTCATGCTACCAGACACGAGCAACGCGTCAATCATAGGGAGATCTCTATCGCACTACATCTCGAATGTCAACTCTGCTGGTGGCTTTTGGTCCACTTCATCGGCAACTCCCAAGGTGAAATTTGAAGCCTCGTCAAATGGTTGGTCTGGTGGAGTAACTCTCCCTGATGAGCGTGTCTTATTCATACCAAAGGATACCGACCGCTTTGGCTGCTACAATCCAAAGCTTGGAATCTTCTCAGAGCTCACCCCTAAGATGAATGCAGTATCACTTGCTAATATCTCTGCACTGATAAAATACGATGCTGGTGTTACAGTAAACTATGGACTACTTGATACCGGCAATGTCATAGGCCCTCCTCTCCAGTCTCTTCAGTTCCTTGTCCCATTCAACGGAAGTCCAAATGACGTATTTGGTGGAGTTGTACCTACAGTTACGGGTTCTATTACATACAACTCAATTACACCCAAATTTGTTCAGAGTGCCATCTTTCCTAATACTGTGAATTCGGGCACCCCAGCAAGCGTCTTTGCAACATACTCACTCCTACCTTCAATCACAACACTCACATTCACTGGTTATACTGTCGCATGCTGGTTCAAAATCTCGCAAGCTCCCGGTGGAATCAATAATTCAATCCGTCAAACAATATTTAGATTTGGAGGAACTGGAGCATCAGGATTTCTGTATCTCTTTTACACACAGAACAATTCAACCTATGGCACAGGTTTTCTAGCTGGATACGCAGTCAGGGACATTGGGCCATATTACGAAGTTACTGGCAATCGCCCAGCCCTGACGATTGGTGCGTGGAATCATGTAGCGTTCGTAGTAAGCCCTAGTTCCGGATCAACAACAACTGGAACTCTGAGACTGTATTTCAATGGTGTACAGCTCGGATCGACTTCCACATATTCACTTCTCATGAATTCATTCGTTCCGACTGTTCAGATTGCGGGGCAAGCTTTCAACGGTGAAATTGATGATTTTAGAATCTACGCAAAAGAGTTTTCAGCTACTGAAGCTCTTACTCTCTACAATACAACAACTCCATATAACGGATCCACTGTCCCCCTCTATCAACCTGGAATAATTGATACATCAATCTATTTTTCAAGTCCAGAATACTCCATTAATGCCGGATTAGTGTTCTATACAACATTTGACGGCATCACAACTGATGTCATAGGATCAAAGACTGCTACAATCAGCGATCCTCTGAGCGTTATAACATATAACACCACTACAAGCGCAAAGTTTAACCAGAGTATAAGAATTTCCAATGATATAACGAAGGTTAATCCTTATGGTACCATCAATTATTCACTTTCATCCCTGGCCATCACATCGAGTGGAGGATTTACAATTTCATTCTGGGGGAAACTCTACGCCAAACATACTGTTTCTCTTTATGGGTCTCTTTTTGGCTGGAACACAACAAATGCAAGTCCGATGTACTTTGACATTGCAGAAGGGTTTGATGCTGGTAACGGTCTAGGACTCTTGGGGCAGAACGGCTCACCCACTCCAAGCTCAAACACCACTACTATCATAACAGGAGTCGATCCAATTCTCACCTACTGGTATCACTTCTGTCTCACTTGCAGCACATCCAAAGTCATGACTCTTTATATAAATGGCGTAGGAACCTCGGCTACTCTACTTAATGACTTTACTATCAACAACATGTGGCTAGGCAGATCTGGTTCGGGAAACACAAAACCTTTCGCGGGTGAGATTGATGATGTGCGAATATACAAAGCTCGTGTATTTACTCAATCAGAGGTGACAACTCTGTTCCAGACTAATATCAAAGGATATACAGCCCCATATTATAATTATATAACGCACCAAATTGCATCTGGTCAGCAGCTTAATATCGGCCCATCAGACAACGCGAGTATAGCATTTTGGTTCAAGGATGCTGATAATCTTCCACCCAATAATCGCCAAAAGTGCATATTTGCATTTTCAAATACAGCATCAATTTCGAACAAGCGTGCAATGATCATGTACTATGGCTCCACAGCAGCAGGTTCTCGATACTTGACAACAAGCTATTACATACCACCAGCAGCGACCAGCTCGAACATCATATCAAATGTTCTGACAACTTTTACTCGTGATCAGTGGTATCACATAGGACTGACTTTTACAGGAGGGACGTCAAAATTGTTCATCAACGGTAGTCTCCTAGATACCAGAACATCACTCTTGAACGATTCGTTCACTTTCAGATTTACGAATGCCAACAACAGTCTGTGTCTGAACTTCAATACCAACAACCCTGACGAAGGAGAGTCTGGTAATCAGGCGTACGATGAATTTAGAATCTACAAGCGAGCTCTGAGCGACACTGAGATGTTTGAACTATATCAGACTGGTAGCAATTTCATCACCGCCGGCACAGACAAGTGGGTTGGTGGTGTCCTTCTACCGAACGGCAATGTTGTGTGCATACCGAGTACAAATGCGTATGTGGGAATCTACGATCCCTACCGGAATATCATGTCTCTTGGTCAGAATACAACTGGATTCAGTGGCGGTGTCCTTCTTCCAAATGGTAACGTTATGTGCGTGCCTTCATCAAATACATTCATAGTTGAGATTGACCCCACAAAGCAATCTCCCACCGCGACACTGAACATATCTCATGGATCCTCTGGGGCTTCTCCATACTGCTTTGGCGGCTGTCTTCTCCCAAATGGCAAGGTTGTACTCGCGCCAGCAAGTGGAAACGCTATGATCTATGACTACCAGACTCGCGCAGTCAGTAACGTGACTGGATACACAACAGGCACTCTCAAGTACTCTGGGGCTTGCTTCTCACCGACGGGTGAGATTATACTCGCCCCAGGATCAAACGCTGTGGCGGTTGGTAAAATTAGCCAGAGCGGTTCATTCTCGGTGGCTGCATCCATAGGTTCTAATTTATCAACTGCGTGCCCACTCGGCAACGGTAAGATCCTGTTTGGCACAACACAGACAACTGGTGCAGTGTTCGATCCGTATACTGACACCCTGACACCCGTACCTCTCGGTGGATCTTATTCAGGTGCTGTGCCTCTCCAGGATGGTCGAGGACTCCTCGTGCCAAACGGATCAATACTTGGTACAGGTCTACTGATCGGTCAGACACCCATGACGGCTACAGCAGCTCTTAGCCCGTATTTAAACAAATTGTAATAGTAGAATGCCTTACTCTCAAGTTTACAAGGCGAGATACCTTGATGGGTCAGTAGGGTTTCTTACTGAGAAAGCAAATGTTCTCGTGCCAGGTTTTTCAAATGTTCTGATGAACTCTCCTACATACATAGGTGGTATTGACAATTTAGACATTCCCACCACAGACCTGAACTTTATCAGTATGAGATTTACAGCACCAACAACCTTCATAACATCTAATATCACTCTAACTTCAAACATTATAGCTGCAAATCTGTACGCTTACACCAATTCTATAACATGCTCTAATATCAACTTCATCAACTACATCGGTACCCTACAGCCCTACGCCAATACAATGTCGACAGGTAATCTGATTGTCGGTGGGACTTTGATAGCGAATGGTCTGAGAGGAAGTACTTTTCTAGTTTCAAATGCACAAACTCAGTCAAATGCCTTTGCATTTCAGATGGTTGGTGCAGTCAACACGTATGCAAACAATATACTCACGGTCAACGTCTCAACTGGCACCTATATCACATCTGGAATCACTGGATCTAACATAATAAGTGGAAATATAGTTGCTTCCACTCTGACATTAGGACCTCTATTAGGCTCGAACTCGGTTACAACAAGCGCTCAGATAAATTGCAATGTTCTATTTGCAAATGCAACGAGTAACATGATTACATCACTGGCACAGGGATTTGATGTAGGTTTATTCGTTGGTAACTTTACACCATATACCAATTCGATATCTGGAAACGTAATTACAGTAAGCAACATCGTGGGTGGACCTCTGGTGAGCTATACCAATTCAATCACATCAACTACTATCACGGGTGGTAACGTCCTAGGAATAGTAACCACCTTTACAAACACTATTACTAGTACAAGCACCCTTACCGCTGCAACATTCCTGGGTGGTTTCTCAACCACCAATACCATTGTAACCTCAGGGACTGTGACTGGTTCGACGAGTCTAAGGGGGACAGTTCTGGGTGCCAACACTCTGTCGACTGTGAGTACCCTGACAGGAACAACCCTATTTGGTGCCATCAGAGCCTTTGCGAACAACGTATCTGCGGGAACAACCACCACAGCAAGAGAGTTTAACGGATCTCTCGACACATTTACCAACAACATCTCGGTCACGAATGTTTGGGCCTCGAGTCTGACGGCTCTAAATCTTCTCGCAGACAAGTCATTCTCAGCCAATCTGATCACCAGCAATATAATTGGCCCTATTGTATCTTACGCGAATACTGTTCAGACGGGATCGACTGCCATTGCTCAGAATTTTGTAGGTGACATCAATCTGGGGAGCGGTCCACTTGTCTCACAATCGACCTGTATCGCTTCAAACCTGATAGGCGGAGTCACCGCCTACTCCAACAATATTAACATCAATCAAACCCTATATGCTGGGACACTCGTCGGTAACGTGTTCGGGTCGAACAACATGGAAACTACGGGCCTGTTCAGATCTGCCGGATTTTATGGAGGTGTGACAAGTACAGGCTATGTAAGAACAAATGCAGACATGTCTGGGGCTCAGCTCATCGGAGGGATTGCTGGATCAAATACTATAACAGTAAATGGGGATGTGTCGACATTTAGCGCCAACTTTATAGGTGCGGTATTTACCACAAATGTGTTTACGCAAACCCTGATTGTTGGATCACTATCAGGAAATATCAGATCGTTTCAGAATAACATCACCACCACCAGCTTCATAGTCGCCTCGAATGTGGTGGGTAAGGTATTATCATACGCAAACACAATCAGTACTCAGACGAATGTGAGCTACGGAACTGACCTGTCTCGATCCGGTGTATTTCTGAGACCAGATACGAGCAACTCTGTATACATCAACCAGTCTATAACTCAAAACTTTAGCAACGCGTATTCGCAGCAAATGTGGTGGTCCACTTCTAACAATACAACCCCCGTATCGTACTACTCTACAAACGGGCAAACAGGGTGGTACGGTAGTGTCCTCTTGCCAGATGGCAGAGTATGCTTTGTACCGGACACAGCAAGATCGATTGGCTTCCTCAACATCCAGACTAATACCTTTTCGAACATAGTTCCTGGTGGTGATGGGATATCATCACTGGGTGGGGGGTGGCGTGGCGGTATTCTCATGCCAGACAGCAATGTAGTCTTTCTCCCGTACAGTAATGCATTTTTATGCATGTACGATCCAAACACCAACATATTGAGAAAGCGCCAATCACCTCTTCCGGGTCGATTCTTGGGTGGATGCCTATTGCCAAATGGAAATGTCCTGTGTGTACCTAATCAGCTCGGTTCTATTCTTCATGAACTGAATCCATACGCAAACATAGGAGTCGAACAAAAGTTTATAGGCGTTGGTAGCGGATCGTTTAATGGGTGCATTCTGAGACCAGATGGTACTGTAATTTTAATACCCGAACAAGACATTTTTGGGTATATATACAACTATGCAGCAGATGCGTTCAGTAGTTTAGTATCAATACAAGGTCTAGAAACTGGACCTGGATATTTTACTGGGGGGGTATATCTCCCGACTGGTAGATCATTTCTAATACCGAAATTCGGCATCTATTCCGCTTATGTTTCAGGTAATATTCCAACTGCTGGACCTATTATACCAGGATCAGCGTGGGGGTGCTTTGCTGGTAACGGCAAGGTGGTCATGTCCACAAATGGTGCATCTGTGACGGTTTTTGACATTTACTCTGAACAATTCTACACAGTTGCATGTAACGCTGGTTATATTGCACCTGTTGCAACTCCGTGTGGGCGAGTTGTATTCTCACCACAGACTGCGACAAGTGGGGTGATGGTAATGAATCTGCATGCGCAGACTCCCCCTTGTGTGGCACTAAGCCCTTATTTCAACAAATTGTAAATCTAACGAGTCACTGCGTACACAGCCTGACCTGGCTGAGCGATGGTTGCGCGAGACACACGCTTGGTCAGCTGGTACACCAGGATTGCCAGGATGGTGGTGAACAGAGCGCTCAGTACGTAGTAGTTGGGGTTGTTCTTGTTCACGCTAATCACCATGGAGATCAGGTAGCGAACCACATCCATCCATGCAATTGCGCTGGCGAATGCAAAGCCGGCAACAACTGCATTGAGGGACTGGGACTCGACCTGTGAGGCAAAATCCATCACAACGGGTGGCAGCTTGGGCAGGGTATAAGACTCGGTCTCGGACATAGACATTTAGTATCTACATAGAAAAAAGTCAGTCAAAAAGTTCTTCTTCCTGGATAATTTTTGTAAAGGTCTTGGTTGGTGGCTCTGGTATCTCATCATCTTCCGGTTCCCATTCACAGTACATCCTATAGTCATATCCCGTCACATCTTCGGGAATCCACTTTTTGTAATTATTCCCTGTGTAGCCTTCTATTTCTTCATTCATTCCCTACTTTGTCTGCACTATTTTTTAGCAAGCGCTCTGCTGGTGTATTAGGGACCCACAAACTCCAAGTGTCAAAGCACTCATTCATCTTCGAGTAAAGGTCCTCGGTTCCTTCATATCTCGTAAATGGCTCATCCGAGTCATCCACCACCTCTAGCTCCTCGTCTGACTCAGAGTCTTCGTAAATCTCAGGGTACAAGCTGCCAAGCTGCCGGCCTGTGACGTGGCGGATGGCAAACTTGAGTCCGTACTCCACATCCTTATCCGTCACAGTGTTACGGCCACAAGCCTTGCAGTAATGAGCAGCCAGGACGGTGGCCGACTCCATCACGGGTAAAATGATATCATTCACAGCATCCATAAAGTTGTCCTCCATGTATATACATGGTGAAGATTTCCTTAGTTATAGTAAATGAGCGAGACGCTCTACTACGGCAATAAAAACTTGGCTGGCCTGAGTAACGTCACAGCGTCAGCCTTTTATGGTACATTTGTTGGTTCAGCATCCCAGCTGACTGGCATTCCAACAGGCCCAACAGGACCTAATGGCGTGACAGGCCCCACCGGCTTCACTGGCCCCACCGGCTTCACTGGTCCCACCGGACCCACCGGCTTCACTGGCCCCACCGGCATCACAGGCCCCACCGGCTTCACAGGCCCAACCGGACCCACCGGATTCACTGGTCCCACCGGACCCACCGGCTTCACTGGTCCCACCGGCTTCACTGGTCCCACCGGCTTCACTGGTCCAACGGGACCAACTGGGTTTACCGGTCCTACTGGCTTCACGGGGCCGACGGGCCCAACGGGCTTCACAGGGCCTACAGGATCAACAGGGTTTACAGGTCCAACTGGCGCAGGCTACGGACCCTACTCGACTCCTGCAAGTACTGCTCTTGTCACAACTGCTGGAACAGCCGGAGTTGTTATACCACTCAATTCATTCACTGTAGCAAGTTCAGCGTTTACAGTGGGTCAGAAGATTCAGGTTTATCGCGACTCTGGTACGTATTTTCAGGGCACAATCACCACTGTAACACCTGCTACAAGCATCACAGTCACAGTTGATTACTCCACCACATCCGGTTCACAGACTGGAACTTGGACCGTGAGTTTGGCAGGATTGGTGGGCATAACTGGCCCTACGGGTCCTGGTTACACTGCTCTCACATCGACAACATCAGTGACTAACTCTGTCGCTGTGGGTAAGGTGTTCACCGTGCAGACCAACTCTTCATCATCTGCATTTATTGTAGGTAACCGCATCAGAATCATCAATTCAGCCTCCAACTTTATGGAGGGTATTATCACAGCCTATTCCGGAACTACACTTACCGTCACAACAGACTATGCGGTGGGTGGCGCTGGTCCTTTCACTTCATGGACCATGTCTATCGCCGGAGCTTTCGGTACTACTGGACCCACCGGTTTCACGGGACCGACGGGTATTACTGGCCCCACAGGTTTTACTGGTCCAACTGGCCCCACAGGCTTTACAGGACCCACCGGCTTCACAGGGCCTACAGGTCTAGGATACGGACCGTACTCGACTGCTGCTGCAACATCGTTTAACCCAGTTGTTGGTTCGTCAAACACAATTACTCTCCAGTCTTTTACTGGCTCAGCCTACGCAGTCAATCAGACTGTGCGCGTGTCAACGAGTTCAACTGTGTTTTTCGAGGGTACCATTACATCACAAAACTCAGGAACAGACATTACAATTTCAGTAACATACAAAACCTTTGTAGGAGTACAGACTGGTACTTGGAGTGTTTCTGTTTCGGGAATAGCAGGTTGGACTGGACCTACAGGACCTACTGGTTTCACGGGACCGACAGGATTCACCGGTCCAACAGGCTTTACAGGACCGACAGGACCGACAGGATTCACCGGTCCAACAGGCTTTACAGGACCGACAGGACCGCCAGGAATAACAGGTCCAACTGGAGCTGGATATGGTCCTTATTCAACTGCATCGACTTCGTTTTCTCCAGTTGTTAGCTCTTCAAATAACATTACAGTTACTTCTCTCAATAATTCAGCTTTCGCAGTCAATCAGCAGATTCGTGTAGCCACGAGTTCAACCGTCTTTTTCGAAGGTATCATCACTCTGATAAGTTCTCTCACCATCACTATTACTGTAACTAATTCATCATTTACTGGTACACAGACTGGTACTTGGTCTGTTTCACTGACTGGATTGGTGGGTGTAACAGGACCGACGGGATTCACAGGACCGACGGGTTTCACAGGACCGACTGGCCCAACTGGCTTCACAGGACCGACGGGTTTCACAGGCCCAACTGGCTTCACAGGTCCTACAGGTTTGCAAGGCCCGACTGGCTTAACAGGCCCACAGGGCCCACATGGTGCAGTGGGTCCACAAGGTGCAGTGGGTCCACAAGGTGCAGTGGGTCCGCAAGGTGCAGTGGGTCCACAGGGTGCAGGTGGTCCACAGGGAACAACTGGGCCAACTGGAGCTGGCTATGGACCATACTCAACTGCATCGACTTCATTTCTTCCAGTTGTTGCATCTTCGAATGTCATCACTGTAACATCAGCAGTTAGTTCCGCATTCGCTGTTGGACAGAATATTCGCGTATCATTATCTACAACCCCAGCAACATATTTCGAAGGTCTTATTACTCTCATCGGTGGTGGTACAGCGTTTACTATTACTGTCTATTACCGGAGTTTTACAACTGTACAGACAGGAACGTGGCGAATAGAACTCACTGGGCAGCAAGGGGCTCAAGGTCCACAGGGTGCAGGTGGTGCACCGGGTCCAGGTGGTCCAGTTGGTCCACAGGGTGCAGGTGGTCCAGTTGGTGCACCGGGTCCAGGTGGTCCAAATGGTGCACCGGGTCCAGGTGGTCCAAATGGTGCACCGGGTCCAGGTGGTCCACAGGGTGCACCGGGTCCAGGTGGTCCAAATGGTGCACCGGGTCCAGGTGGTCCAAATGGTGCACCGGGTCCAGGTGGTCCAAATGGTGCACCGGGTCCAGGTGGTCCACAGGGTGCACCGGGTCCAGCTGGTCCACAGGGTGCAGCACCAACATTCGCATCTTTAAATGCTGTACTTTACAGTAGCGCAGCTGCACCAGGTACAGCCACCGCTAACAACACAAGACTGAGATTTGATGGAACTACACTCACATGTAATGCTGATATCATCGCATACGGTGGTATTTCTGATGATCGCCTCAAGGTTGATCAACAACCTTTAATGGATGGTCTTGCAAAAATCTTACCACTGAAGACTTTTACATATTACTTTAACGATCTTGCTCGCAAGATTGGCCTTCGTGGATGCTACCAGCGAATGGTTGGCATGAGTGCACAGGAGGTGCGAAGTGTCTGCCCAGAGGCTGTTCAGAGAGTCCCAGGAAACGAAGAATATTTTATGTTGAAGTACGAGCGTTTGATTCCTCTTCTCATCAAGGCTCTGCAAGAGGAGGTGCAGAAGCGTGAAGAGCTTGAGAAGCGAGTATTTATTCTCGAGAATAAGTAAATGGGAGTCATTGCTCCACAATTAACGTTAGAACCATCAGGTGTACAACTCTCAAATGTATATCTCGGATTTGGTCACCAACCAATTCAAATCTCAAAAACATTCCGTGATACAAGCTTTGAAACTGATGCACCTGACTATAAAAAATATCGCATATCGGGAAACTTGTTCATAAAACAGAAACAAGAAGACTTTGATTCTCCTCTTACATATTTCATACAATCATTTGTGGATGATATACCGTCGAATCCATACGAACTCTTATATTCAGACCTCAAAGAAATGATCCCATCTACTGTAGATTGTTGAACAGCATCAGTCCAGAGCCATTTTCAATCTTGAAGATGTTGTATGAGCGAGCATACACTCTGAAGTAGCTGTCGGATGAAGCTACCCGAGTATTGACGTTGATTGTCTGGCGGGCTATACGGCCAAAGTTCAGGTGACCTGTTGGGTCATCATTCTCGGGATCGAGACAGAATGAATATACGAAAAAGTTGTGGGTCGGGGTTCTTGTATAGTAGTCCATAGTCTGGACGTTGTGGAGGTACAGTGGGATGCCTATATCAGCTGATATGACACTCTGACCATTGAGCACAAGGCTCAAATTCTGCAGATTGCTCGAATACGAGTATGGCGTGGCATTTGAGTCTTGTATCAGAAAGAACATATCTTTGACGGGATTGGTAAAATTCAGATTGAATGAGATATTCGATGTCAGGGCTGGGATGGTGCCTTGGAAAAACTGAACTTGCTCGATAATGTACTCGAGAGGTTTGGTCTGCATGACTTTAGCCTCGTCATCCGACAGGTAAACATAATCTACTAGAAACTGTTGTTTGATTGGTGTCCGACCCTCATACGGCAATATAAAGTTGCCTGCATCGTTTGATTGTGCCGCAAATGTGTAACCATCTCTGTACTGAATCTTAATCTGAATAACCGTATCCTCCTTCAGAGCTGCCAGAGGCAAGCCTCTCTTGGTGAGAGAGAAGGGAACCACCACGTAGAATGACAATGGGCTTCTCGCAAACACACCCTTACCGTGAATTGTTCCCAGTGATGGCTGCTTCCCCTCCGGAACAGTCAGGTCATTCAGAAGCTCTATGTACTCACCATAGACTCTCTCTATGAGCTGTCTTCCACAGTACAGCTCTATGTGATCAATCATGTATGTACCAGCAGACTGGATGAAAGACAAGTTTGTTTCATCAAATTCCACCTTCAGGATGATTCGTGAGATGACATCTCCTCTGTGAGGAAGGACTGTCCATGACGTTCCTCCAAATCGAGTGTCCGAGTCTGTATCCACCTCGAGTGTCTGAACCTGGAACCTGGTTGTGCCATCATACTTGTTGAGAAAGTACGAGTGTGTAGCCTCGTTGGCGTCCAAAAAGTCTCTAAGAGACATCCTGATATGTTACCCCATTTTACTTTGAGCTGTTGAACAGCAGGCCCGCCAGGCCATTCTCCACACGAAGGATATTATAGTTTTTGGCGTAGATGACAAAGGTTCTTTGGGCTGCAGACGGATCAAACTTGACATCGTAAATCTGTTGGCGAATACGAGACATGTTTACATATGTACTAGGATCTCCAATCTCTGGGTGGAGAGCAAAGCTCTTGACGTAGACATTGCTTGAAGGGATACTGGTGTGCTTGTAGAGCGGCTCAATCACCTGGAGGACAGTAGAGTCATCCTCGAACGCCAGCTGTCCGTTGTAGTAGAGCTGAATCTGATTGACTGCGTTAGAGTACTGGAATACGCCAGTGTGCACCAGAAAGTAGAGTTCGTAGACTGGATTGACGAAATACGTTTGGTAGAGGGCACCGGAGGTGTTGGCCAGGATGACTGATGATGATTTCTGGAGTTGGGTGATGGTGTAGTCGAGCCTCTTCTCTTTGAAGAACTTCATCTCCTCTTGAGAAATGAATGCTATGTCAGCTAGAATGGTTGCATCGTAAAATGCTGGGAGTTTGGTGATGGTACTCTGCAACTCAGTCAGAGGCCTGAAGTTGACATGGAGCTCGACATCTTGGCGCCCCAGAGCCACCATCGGTAGAGAGAGCTCAGGTTTGTTGTAAAAGTAGAATGGTATATTTGCGATATAGGTTCTGGGATTGACACCTAATGTAGCATCCGACTTACCTATGAGGACGTTTAGTGCCGTCTGATTCTCGTATGGAATAGTCAGCTCATCTTCAATTTGTATAAACTCACCCGTGATCCGTTCGATGAGTTGACCACCCACATAGAGTTCGGCCGAGTCAATCATGCGATTCGCCACAGAGTCGACATACACGGAAGAGTTACTGAACGTGTTGCCTGCACTAAATCCAGCCTGAATCATGGTAAAGTTGGCTTCGACGAGCTGACTTCCATTTGCGTTATACGGGATGAAAATAGAGAATGAGTTGACACCGTAAAAGTTTGACAGTGCAATCTGGCCAGAGGTTTGGATCTGTGGCCGGACTCCATAGAGATCCTCCAAGTCGAATGGTGGGTTGATGGCGTACTCTGCCAGAATTGCTCCGGCGGTGATGGGATTACCAACTTGTGGTGGTGGGGCGGGCAACACCATATCTACTTCTTACTGACATTTTCTAATTCGCAAATGCGCTGATCAAGCACCTGAATAGTCTGGATAAGGTGGGGCACAAGTCTCGCCCAATCCACCGTCTTGAACTCGAGAGTGTTACTCACAGCCAAGGGCTCAACCACCTCCACCTCTTGAGCGATAAGACCAATATCTCTTGTGCCAGCCTTGCCTGGTTTGGCAATTGGCAGCTTGTCGGCCCACGTGAACGAGACTGGGTTCAGAGCCCGAATCACATCAAGCGAGTTTTCAAGTGGCAGAACATTCGACTTGAATCGGCCGTCACATAGATCCGAGAAACCAACAATATCATTCTGAGCTACGAGTGACCCAAACACATTCACATTGCTGATGATGTTCATAACTGTAATGAGTGGCAAGATGCCACCAGCGGTGGGTGGTGGCGCAATATTACCGTATATAAACAAGTCACCTGCAACCAACAGACTCCCATCTACTAGAGTCGGCATCCTTTCATATACAGAGATTTTATGCCCTGTTGCGTGGATCAAACCCCCAAAACACCATATTATCATAACTCGTGAATGCGAGATTTGCTATCGGCTTGCTGAAAGATTTGAAGTTCCACTTTTGAGTAGTCTGGTTATAGAAGACGGTCACGTTCTGAGCTGTAAGCTTTGGGAAGGTGAGCCATGGGATACTCGATGGTGACGTGAAATCAGCTTGAGAAGGAGAAAAGAACATGATGTTACTGTATGATGCTGGCTGTTGGGGTGTGCTGAGTGTCAATTTGAGTAATGTATTAGAAGAAATGATTTCAGCTACAGTTGCAATTCCGGTGTATCCCATCCCGAGGACATTTGCCCCGACTTGAATCGTAGCCCCAGTTCCAAGAACTCCGCTAATCTGCACGTTGGATTCCGTCAGAAGATTTGTAGTGGCTTGGGCGGCATATCCCACATAGACTGAATCAGATACAGACACTGGTTGTTGGACTGAAGGGAATGTGAGAGTTGCAGATATCGCGGCTGCGTTTATGGTCACTACATTCGAAAGTGTACCTATGAGTGAGCTGTTACTCGTCCTTAGCATACTGTAATTTGGTGTTGCACCTGTGACCAACCCACCAGAATTGACAGTCACGAGAGTATTCGAGATGGTGTTGGTTGTTACTATGGCGGAAGATGTCTGGAAAGTGACAATGGTATTTGTAAAACTGAATGGTTGTTGGGGCTCAAAATTACCAATCATGGTGGTTGTGGTGACATTAGACGGCGTGACCGAGCCGCTCACGCCAATCATGGTAAAATTTTTATTAATGACTCCAAATGTATTAGAAAGATTGAGTGTAGCACTAGTAATAGGAGTTGTTGTATATGACATATTTGAATATGGTGAGATGTAAGAAAGAAAGTTATTCTTGACGAATGGTTGTCTTGGAGGGAAGGTCACAACGAGTGAGGTTGCATTAGCTGCAGTGATATAGTCCTGACTTGGGGTCAGGATATTACTGACATACTGTCCAACGGACGCGAGTACATCTCCAGATACGGGTGTATAGGAGTAGACCGCGGTGGTGATGTTCGCAGTTTTGACCCTGGCTGAGGTGAATGCATACACAGTAAAGTTATTTTGGAAAGAGACTGGCTGTTGGGGAGGAAAGCTTAAATTCAATATGTTAGATGTTGACTCAAATGAAATCACATTCTGAACTGGACCCCAGTATGGAAGAATGTGACCCCCCAAATTTGTAGTTCCCTGTATATTCGCGTAGAGAATCGAGCTTGGGTCTGGACCTATAAGGTTGGACACAAGCATTTCAAGTCGAGACACATTGAGAGTTGAGACTGTTGCAGTTTGTCCACCGTTATACGTCACACTCAGATTCGAAAAACTCTGGGGTTGCTGAGAGCTTATAGTGACTGTCACATCCGACGGGTAGTCAGACATATTGAGCACAGTTGCCGTCCCGAATCCTAAACCACCTGTGAAATTAAGCACATCATTGACCGCCGGTACCCCTGTAGGGCTGAAAAAGGCGATATTAGATGTAGTGATGTTAACTGTCGATAAATTAGAGGTTGTTGTTGAGAAGAATACATTTACTGGATTGGTGAATGAGAATGGTTGGCGACTTGATACATTGACAGAGATTGCAGACGGGAACACGGTTGCGACATTGGCCGTGAATGGGAGACCATAAACGTTTCCGTAAGTAAGACCACCATATGGACCATCCGTAAACTCGAGAAGAGTGGTGTTAATGTCAGCCAAGTTGGTTGTAGCCACGATATTCGATATGAACATGGTACCTGATTCACTGAGAGGCTGCTGTGTGATGATATTAGCAGATACAACAGATCCACTCACGCTCGCTACATTAGGGGTTGATGTCACGTTGAAAGTTGTATTGGCAAAAAAGATATTCATGCCTGGGAAGATGGAGTTGGCTATGAATGATGGAGTCGAGGTGACTGTAAACTGAGTCTGTGTAATGTCTTCTGTTGAAACGTTCGAATAATTTACAAAGGATAGAGTATTAGAAATAAAAGAGGTTGGTGGCTGAGACGTAAAGTTGAGTTTTCCATCTGTCGAATTGTATATATTTGCAGTTACGGTGCCGGACAGTCCAGTGTTGTACACGAGCATACCATCAGTCAGTGTCTCGACATTACCTGTATATGTGAAGGCGAGATCAGTCACTGGATTGGTTGAATACGTAGTGGTTATATTCGAGTAGTAAACAGTCTGATTGAATGACTTGGGTTGCTGGGATGTAAGTTTTACGTAAATCTCAAATAGGCCACCTCCATACGAGTTCACTATGTTCACTACATTAACCGCTCCAGTGTATCCAGTGTTAAACACATTCATCCCGTTAACTGGGGTGACATACAGAGATGTCACTGGAGAGAGAATAGCGTTAGTGATGTTTTCTGTTATGGCATTGGCAATACAGTTTGCAAAGTTGATATGCGTCACAGTGGTGACTGGTTCAACATATTGCTGGGTAATCAGATTGGATACAATATATTCCGTGTCAATAACGTTAGATGTCCTGACCAGACCAATGTAAGGGGTTCCGTATATGAACATTTCACTGTTCAAAGAACCTTGAAGGTTCGATAGAGCCATGGCGACATTGGAGATTTCGTTATAGGTTGCAAAGATATTGGAAGGTGTCTGTTGAGCATTGACGATGACGTTTGATCCATCTGTAAAGTTGAATTGGATACTTGGTGAGTATCGAAGAGTCTTGATCCATCCTGGCCCAGGTGTGTACACCGAAGGGAGATTCACCTTGAGAGACAATCCGCGCAAAAAATCACCCTTGTAAGGGATTCTGCAAATTGCGTTTCCACCGGACGCGAGTGGGGGATTGTTAAAAGGAACCTCAAATGTGTTGAGGAGAAAAGACGAATGAGACTTGTAAATCGTTGTAAAGTATGAAACATCAGGAGTACCGTTAATATATACATCCTGTACACCCTCAGCTGCTATTTTAAGCCACCCAGCTGATGACATTACTAATGGTTGCGCGTATTTTTTTAACAGTCAAAATCCCCTTTATAGTAGATGAACCTGCAGCTCAGGAGGTTCGACCCTACCAAGATTGCGGATGACAAGGTGTGTATTTTCATAGGAAAGCGTGGGAGTGGTAAATCGACTCTCGTGACTGACATCCTCTGGCACAAGAGACACATCCCAGTGGGTGTAGTGATGAGTGCAACCGAGGAGGGTAACCATCACTACAAGCAGTTTGTTCCTGATCTATTCATCCATGGGGATTATCAGAAGGAGACGGTTGAAAAGATTCTGGCTCGACAAAAGACGCTTGCCAACCTGAATAAGGTTCAGCCAGCCTTTCTTCTTCTGGATGACTGCATGTACGAAAAGAGTCGAATGAAGGACTTGTGCATCCGGCAGACATTTTACAACGGTCGACACTGGAAGCTCTTTTTCATGTTGACTATGCAGTACTGCATGGACCTGCCCCCGGACCTCAGAGGGCAGTGCGACTATGTATTTGTGTTTCGCGAACCAATTGTGCAGAATCGGAAGCGCCTATACGAAAACTTTTTCGGCATCTTCCCAAGCTTCGAGATGTTTGAGCAGGTGCTGAAGGTTTGCACAGAGAACTACGAATGCCTCGTGCTCGATAATACGAGCAAGTCAAATAAGATTGAGGATTGTGTGTTCTTTTATAGGTCTCCTATACGTAAAAACTTTCGGATAGGTAGTCCAGCAATGTGGAGGTTCCACCAGAGCAATTACAACCCCCGTCACGCTCAGCTCCCAGCAAGTATGGCTGAAGTCCAGAAGAAGAATACACCTAAAATAGTAGTTAAAAAGGTGGGCTGATGTTACATTAGATGCAGATCTTTGTAAAGACTCTGACTGGAAAGACTATCACACTCGAGGTGGATAGTTCTGACACGATTGCAAATATGAAGGCGAAGATCCAAGACAAGGAGGGGATCCCGCCAGATCAGCAGCGTTTGATTTTTGCTGGTAAGCAGCTTGAGGATGATCGCACCCTAGCTGATTACAATGTACAAAAAGAGTCTACTCTTCACCTCGTACTCCGACTTCGCGGCGGAGCCCAGTAAAAACTTTGACATGCAAAACTAATGGTTGAACTCGTACCAATCGAACCTTCCCGCCCTCAAGGGGAGACACAGAAACAGGAGCAGGTTATCCCCCCTCCCGTCCCTGAGCCACGTCTATCTGAAAAAAATAATGACCGTAATGTAGATATGGAGTTCTCTACAGCTATTCAGGATGTCATGGGTTCGGCCGATTTTGAGCCCGAGGAGATGACAATGCCAGTTGACGAGCGTCTTGTTCAGCGTGTTCGCAAGGAGAGCTACCGATCAGAGAAGGAGATTCCCGAGTCGGTAGCCACAGCATCCAAGAATCCATTTGGACTGACTGATGACCAGCTGCAGGCGGCACTTGCCGGCATTGCCGCAGTCATTGCATTTTCAAAGCCAGTTCAGGACAAGATTTCAGAAGTTCTGCCACAAGTTATTGGCCAGGGGATGATGAGCCAGGCATTCATGTTGGCTCTTACTGCAGTCATCTACATGCTTGCGAAGAAGTTCCTTGGCGGCAAGCAGTAGAAAACATATGAACTATAAAGTTTGACGCGATGGAGAGAATCAGTACATCTCCAGTCTTTCGGACAATAGTCTTGATTACATCATCAGGATCACGGAACGATACGGAGATATGAGGCATTATTTATTAAACGTCACTAGTCTCTAATCTCACCGTCACAAAAGGTCTTTGCGCCTATACCTTGGTAAATACCCATATCGATAGCAACCCTCTTCAACTCTCTCAGATTTTCCCAAAACTTGCTCGAGTGATCATACTCTGTCACCGTCATATGAGCAAGCTCGTGGAGAAGAACATGCATGACAGAGTTGAGGTCGCCCTTCAGGCATAGGAAAATCTCATGCCCCTTGTTAACATTGTATCCGACATCGCCTTTGGGTCCCTGCTTCTGCATACCCGTCAGAATCACATCCTGCTGAAGTTGTGGAAACTGTCCAGTTGTAGCGAGCTTCCTCCGCAACAGTACATATTTTTCACGCACCGCCGACAGTACTGCTGGTTCCCTGTGTGATATCAGCAGAGCCATGAGAATGCCAAACAGAATCAGCTTATTCATCTACCTTAGGCGTTTAAAAATAAACTGAGAGTAAATGTCTGAAATTAGACCAGTAGTCTTGGGTAACATATCACCCCAATACACAAGCTCAAACCCATAATCGTACAGGTTCTGAAAGAGGATATGCTTGTGGCAGAGAGGCTCCGGAATGGCGCCTTTGGCATAGTAAGGTCCATCTGAGAGCTTGACGAGAATCATCTCCCCCACCAAGTCCCGGCCTATGCTTGGCCCACGCTCGATGGTATTCCCGAGAGAGTCGGTCCACTTGCAGGGGAGTCTGAGTATCTTCTCCGAGTCTGGAACCACACCTATGAAGACACCCCCCACATCGACGCGATTCCTGATTTCACGGATGCTCCGACTCAACAAGTCTTGTGAGGCGAAGATGTACTGGAGTGAAAAGTTGTAGCAGAGGATATCAAACGGACCTGCGGGAGCTGTAGTCACATCACCAACCGAGAATTCAGCATCGTAGACTAGCCCAACGGCCCGAGTCTTCGCCTCTTCAATCGAGGCTGGGTCTGGGTCGACACCCCACAACTTCACCTTACATGACTTCCACTTGTGCAAGTCGCCTCCGCGACCACACCCTACATCCAGGACCTTGTCACCCTTCCGGCACAAGCTCTTGATAAGGTACCGCTTCGCATTGTTATGTGCGCGTCGAAGGTCTTCCATTTATTTGTACTTAAAGTTATAGAGTTCAGTATCTCTATATGGGTTCTCTTGAGAGCGATTACAACCTTCCAACTGGGCAGGCATTTGCACTGATTTCCATTGTGGGACCAGATTGTCCCCAGAAGAATGACAAGTTTGGTGTCAAGATTCGGGGAGTGTTTGGCACTGCTGAGGATGCCAAGGGTTTTGCGAAGCGTCTGCAGAAGGACGATGCCACCTTTGACATTTATGTTGTCGAGATGGGCAAGTGGCTGCTGATTCCACCCGACCGTGATCACATTGAGGATGCTCACTATGTTAATGACAAGCTGGAGGAGATTATGCAGGGTTACCGCGAGAACCAGCGCCAGGCGGCTTCTATGTTTGAGAAGCGCAAGCGTGACCTGATGGCCAAGGCGGGTGAGGGTGAGCACCCCTACATCGACCCCTCGGATGAAAACTCCAAGTATTACACCAAGCCAGATGTTCCACCAGTGCCTCATCCATCCGACTTTCTGGATGGTCTGCGCAAGGATTTCCCCGACCGCTCGGATGACGATCTGCGCCAGCTGGCTGACCTCAAGGTGCTCGACATTATCAGCAACCGGCGCAAGGAGCGCGAGCTCGAGCTGGTAGAGGCGGAGGAGAAGTACAAGCGTGATCAGGAGAATAAGGAGCCAATCAGCGAGAATGCTGAGGAGGTGGCAGTTTAATTCCCAGTATACACTAGATGGTTGCAGTTCAACTCGCAGTGAATGCGATTATTTTGATAATATGTATGTTTACACTTTTGGTGGTGTTCAGAGCGGTCCAGCAACAAGAGGATCGCTCACACTTTGTAGCTGCATCTGAAATATTCCGCGACGAGCCGCGAGAGAATCCATGGGTGGGTTTCCTTCAGGAACCCATGAGTTCAATCCGAGTGGGTGCAATTGGCGGTTTTGAAAGTTTTGAAAAGAATCTAGAAAAGTCGCCTATGTACATGATCCAGTAGTGAAGATGTGGATTGGTGACATTGAGCGACCTATGAAAAAACCTACAACAAGAGCTAAAAAAATCAAAAAGATTGTCTTCTTTGAAAACTCATCAAAGACAACTGTCTTTCGTGGTGGAACTGCTACTGGCTTTCTATAGCGGAGCTCCTGAGGTTGTGGAGGGGGTGGCGGCAAGTGGATTTCCGGCATTCTGTACCGGAGCTCCTGGTGGGGCTGTGGTGCGAGCACCTCGTCTGGCTCCGGACTTGGTGGAGGAGGTGTCGGAAAGCGCGTCATCGGACTCATCATCGTCTCCATTATCATCTTCACCCTGCTCACTTTTAACTTCGTCATCTGGTACAACGAACGAGTCATCCGACTCGGAATCCTCATCCAATTCCTCATCCGAATACTCAATCTCGGATGTCAACTCACTCTCGTCTGAATCATAGTCATCCGAGTCGAAATCATCCTCTACACGCTCCACGGGGACATAGCGGTCCGGTTTTTTTGTAATTCGGCCCGAACGAGTCTGCGTCATCTGGAGTTTCAGGGATGATATCGTTTAAGTATCTTGGTAGAAAGCGGACGCCTCTGACGAGTGCAGTGCTCTGTATGACATCCTCACACGTTCTGGCAAGATTGTCAGCTATTGCATTCAACTCCCCTTCGTACATGTCATCAGCTCGCTGAGTATACAACCCAATCTCTCGCAGATTCTCAAGGCCCATGTACAAAGCCTTTGATGCTACATCTGGGTCTGAGCGTATATTCGCCTTCAGAATCTGCATCTGATCCACAAACAGGTAGAAGTGATCTGGGGAGAGACCAGAAAACTTGTGAACTTGGTTGACATACGAATCAATGGGCTCATCTAGGCTTCTTTGATATGGAAAAAACGTCACGAAAAGAAAAATTACAAGAATCAATTTCAACCACATCTCCATCCTGGAGTTCTGCTATTATACTTGGAGGAAGATTATACGGTTTTCCGACAAACTCCTTGCAGTCATCGTCCAGACACATTTGGCAGATGACACCTCTCCGAATCCTGAACCAGATGTGATTTCGTCTGTGACTCTTGCCGATATTCTCGCAGAACCTCGAGTCGGTCTGGACACAGTGCGTCACATCAGATTTAGTCTTGAAGACTCTGAGGACGCTAGCAGTTGAGTGACCCTCCATATACTTGTTGATATGCTCCTCCAGCTTGGTAAAATCCTTGTTGAGCGTCTCATTCTTTGTAGGATCCTCCTCGGTCCGGACCGAAAACAACTTGAGTGTATCAAGTGCTGGCTCTGGTGGAAGTGAGGATACATTACCTGCAGGCGATACAGTCTTCCATGGACGATACGGCTCAAAGTCTGTGGTTCCTTCCCGCTTATGTGACCATATCATCCGCAAACCAGACCCAGAGTACACAGAAGCGTCAATCACCTTGTCCCAGTCTGTGCCTTCAGGGAGTGACAGTATAATCTGGTTACGCAGCTTGATTGCATCCGCCTTGGTGACGAGTAGGTCCGGCCAATGAAAATGCACCCCAGTCTTGATCTTGCCAGACACAATCCTGGTTGGTGTCAGAGCTATGAGACACCGATGCTTCGTCACAAGGTTCATCTTTGTGGCGAGACTAATAATCTGAGCCGAGTCAAGCTTGTAGTCTGCTTGATGATCCAAATCTACAAAAAACTTGAATGTGTCAGTCTTCTTCTCGACCACGTACAGTCTCTTGCCAGCGGCCAAGTCTTTGATGTATGCTTCATGGAATTCGTCTGGCTTATCAACCAGAAGGATGCCACCATCCATGAGCAGGTGAGTAACTGGCCCGATACTCACTTGCCATCGCCTAATCATTACTTTTATAGCGTTTTAAGTTTTTAACACGCGCCGCATTATTGAAATGTCATCCGAGTCGGAATCAGAATCTGGCTTTGGCTCTGGCTTTTTCTTTTCCCGCTCCTCCCGAATCTCAATCAAGATGTCGACAATCTTCATATCGGCCCACTCCTTAACCTCCTCGCTGTCAGGCTTCAGACCCTTGAGCTGAGCAAGCCGGTTTATAAAGTACGCCTTGTTCTTCATTTCTAGTATTTCAGAGAAAACGTCTGGCGATTTACCGAGTTGAGTGCAGTATGAAACTCTGGGTTCTGAATCACGTGTTGAGTAATCATGGGCCAGACTCGACGCTTCTGCATCCCCTCGAGCGTGTCAAAATCCATAAAGTCATTCTCGTCATATTGTTTCCGGAAGCACATCTGCTTCAGATCCATCTTCTTCTTCTCCTCTTCGAAGCGACCCACAAGTCTCTTCTGCTCGTCAAACGAAATTGGCATGTAGATTATGTAGACGTGGTATACGGCTAAAAAGTCATCACCGACCGTATCAAACTCCCTCTGGAGAGTCTCAAACTTGAAGTAGGAGTATGTCCCCTTCTTCAGGTTTAGGATGCCTCGAGTTTCCTCCTCGAGTTCGCGAACTGCACACCGTATAGGGTTGTACACCTCACGTTTCCGACACCCACCAGTCACAAATGTCCACTCCTTGTATCGCCTGTCATGAACAAGTAAGAAATGAGGTTTATCATCAATGAAGCTAACGGGAATAGCGATTGCTTTATGCTTTTCCATCCCTACTAGGGATTTATATAATTATTAATCACTCCTGAACGTGGGTTGTACGTCAAAACAAACACAAACACAATGAGTGCGAGCAAGGAGACCCAGCTCATTACTACTATGTTACATTTAGTTGCTGTACAGCAGACCAGCCTGGCCCTTCTGGATGCGCAGGATGTTGTAGTTGACTGCGTAGATGTATGGGGTTGGGGCCAGGGAGCCGGCGCCGAAGATGGTTGTGCCTGATGTACCAGTCAGTGGCACACCTGAGCCGAGCAGGGACAGGAGGCGGTACGAATCGATACGGGAAAAGTTGAGGGTGCCAGTTGGCTGCAGCTTGGCCGAGTCAAGGCAGAATGGAATCATGAACACTGGAGCTGGTGCACCTGGCTGGGCAGATGCTGGGTTGGAAAAGCCGAATGGAGTGTGGTAGTACTGGGGCACCTCGACCCAGTGGGGCAGACCACGATACTCACCCACATCCACACCGTTAATCTGCGTCTTGACCTGCTGGCTTCCGCTCGAGTATGGTGAGACGTTCGAGGCGATAAACTTGATTGGGTGGCTGAAAACCAGCTCTGCTCTGTAGTCGGCTGGGAGCAGAACACGCTGCACCTGCCAGATCAGCAGGTCCAGATCGGTGCTGGCAAAGTATTCGCGCTCAGAGTTGTCGAGGTACAGGTAGTTGGCCCAGGCCTCGTACTGGTAGCTGGCGCTGGGGGTGGCCCAGTAGATGCGGAACTCAATGTCATGGAACTGCAGGCCCACCAGTGGCAGTGAGCTCTGGTAATCCTTGCAGAAGAAGAACTTGAATGGGTACCAGGTGTTGATGATGTTGGTGCGGACTGAGCTTGCGTCTGAGCCAGTGGCGGTGCCGAGGAAGCGCTTGGAGTAGCAGTCACCCATGCAGACGGGTGCAATCAGAGTATTGAAAGTTTGATCCTGAGTGTCAATCAGCTGACCACCAATGTACATCTCAATCTTGTCGATATGCTTAGTCCAATCGACTGCAGTCACAAGGCCGTCAGAATCCTTAGCCGTCAGATACATGTAGCTGAGGAGGTCACCCTTGCGCTCCACGCGGATGCTTGTCATTGCACCGGAGGAGACGCTACCCTGGATGATCTGACGCTCAACTGACTGAGCAAAGTGGGTGTGACGCTTATAGTTTGACCGGAAGAATGAAACCTCGGGCTTCCCTGAGAGATGAACATCCTGAGCACCAATTGCAACAAGC